CGCCGCGGCAAAACCCAAACAGGCCAAAGGATGAGCGGCAGCAGAATTACGGTTATAACAAAGAAAGGTACAACACTGCTTTTATGGTGGCGCGGCCTACAATGCACGATTTATAAACTATCGCCGCGGGCCCGTTTTAGGCTGTTTGACCGCCATTATTTCCCACAATCAAAAAAGGTATGAGTCATGAAAGGAAGTTACGACATAAAAAGGCAAGTCGGAATTATCGGATGCTCTGTCATCGGAATTGTTGGCCTAATAGTCTTTATGTCATCAACACCAAGCAATTCTGAAAAGGCACCAGAACCTAAAAAAACACCAGAACAGGCCGCAGCTGATGAGCGGCTCGGATTGGCAAAAGTCAGCGCAATATTTGGTGCCCAACAATTGAAAAAATCTATGAAAGACCCGGAATCCTTTGAATTGCAATCGTTGATCGTCATGGATGACGGTGCAGCCTGTTATCACTTTCGCGCCAAGAATTCGTTTGGTGGCATATTTCCAAGTACTGCGGTTCTCACTCCAAGAGGACATCTGTTTGCTAAAGAGCTAGTCGGTAACGACTTTGCCTTAGTCTGGAACAAGGAATGTGCTGACAAGGCAGGCATTGAAATCGCCGAATTTGCCCGCCACCACATCTGATCATCAATAAGGATCGGTACTAAGTAAAAATACTTGCATTAAAATTACGGTACACCGTTGACATGTATTACGGCGTGGCGTAATCTCTATCCCACACCAGCAATCCAGCTGGTCGAGGGTAGAGAGATGATAACGCTGACTTGTTTGCTCTGCGGCTTCTTCATAGATGGCGGAATCTCCGCGCATCACTCATACGATCCGCGCCCAGGACGTTACTTCTATTACGACATCAATCGCACCCGCAACCCCTATGGGATTTTGGCGGCGGGCTACCAGTTCCCGAAGTTTAAGCAATTCGAGACATCCCTTCAGCTACGCCACGAATCAGCCATCGAGGCACACGATCACGGTACCGACTCGCTGCAGCTCACCATTCGCTGGACACCATGGAGTCAAAAATGATCACCATCATTTTAGTGTGCTTGCTCTTGGTATCGGTAGTGATGTTCGCCCGCGAGATTCGCAAGGCACCGATCACAGACTTGAGCGAACGTGCACTGGATCAGTTCGGGCTTCCGAAGCGTTCCACGAATGCAGATGACGCACGCATCGAAGCGATGGTGCGCCAATGAGCGCTTACACCTACATGATTGCACGCGCACAGCATCGCAACGAGTGCCTGACGCTGTCACCGCCTGAATATCCGACCAAACCACGTCGTCGAGATTTCGCAGATCGCGACGTTGACGCGCAGTGGTCGTGCATTCGCGAATGGATGGAACGCCACGGCCATGGTGCCGAAGTCATGGCAGAAGCCCATCAGTTTCACAAGAACTGCAGCGCCATTATGGCCGCACGATTTGCTGGTGATCACGCCACGGCTGCCCGTCTCATCGAGGAAGCGCAACGCGAATATCTGGGCGAGCTCGTTCAAAAAGATTGGGACTCGCAATCATGAGCCTTCAACAAGACGCACTGGCTCACGCATCCGGCTTGATTGATACCGCAGATGCCTGCACGAAAGATCAGGACGCGCTGAAGCTTCGCCTGCAGCTGGCTGCTCAAGTGATCGTCAATCTGGTGGAAGAGCTGCAAAGCATGAAGAACTCGATCGAGTCTTCTGGACAGCACCCTATCCCCGCCTTCCTACAAAAGCAGGCCGACTAATGCGCACCAACATCATTCTATTTCCCAACCAGCACGAAACAGTTTGGCAGATTTGGCAACGCTGGCATGCGCTCGGGTATTCGATTGGTAACAACAGACGCAACAGGCTTGTGCTGCTGCGCAATACAAGGGGTTGAGAATGAACGCAGTTGTACAGCTTGAAGCAGTAGCGAAGATGCCTGTAACGGGTCAAGTGACGCCGATGCAGCTCTTGCAAGTTGCAATGAACACTGGCGCCGACCTTGATCGGCTGCAGCAACTTATGAACATGCAGCAACAATGGGAAGCGAACCAGGCGCGTAAACAATTCGCCGAAGCGATGGCAGCATTTAAGCAGAGCCCACCAGAGATTTCGAAGGACAAGCATGTCTCCTTCACAACTTCACGTGGTACTACTTCGTATGAGCATGCGACGCTGGGCAATGTTTGCTCGGCCATTGTGAAAGCGCTCAGTCAGCACGGCATCAGTCATCGATGGGACTTGGATCAAAGCAATGGGCGCATTACGGTTACATGTGTACTTACTCACAGCGCCGGTCACTCCGAAAAAACGTTACTTAGTTCTGCGCCCGATGATAGTGGTGGCAAGAACAGCATCCAGGCCATCGCATCTGCTGTGACCTATTTGCAGCGCTATACATTGCTTGCCGCGACTGGCACGGCAACAAATGAGAACGATGACGATGGCAGGGGCACCGAACGTGAAGAACTCCCTGCAAGCCGTCAAGCCACTCCAGCGCAACGGCCCAATCAAACCGCGGCGAAGCCTTTGTATAGCGACAAAGCGTTTCAACAAAACTTGCCGCTGTGGCGCGGCCTTGTTGCCCGAGGCGAAAAGACGCCGGCGGCGATCATTTCAACGGTTAGCACTAAAGCAGAGCTGACAGTCGATCAGAAAGAAGCAATCAACAATCTCAAGACGGAGGCGAAATGAAGATAATCGACGTACAACAAGGGACGCCTGAATGGCGCGCACATCGTTTCAGTCATCGCAATGCCAGCGATGCACCAGCAATGATGGGTGTTAGTCCATACAAATCACGCAATCAATTGCTGAAAGAACTGGCACTCGGCATTGAAGAAGAAGTCAGCGAGTTCAAACAATCGCTGTTCGACAAAGGCCATGCGGCCGAAGCGATTGCGCGTTCGTACATCGAATCACAACTGGGGCAGGATCTGTTTCCCGTTGTCGGCGTGAGTGATGAGCATCCAACGATGTCGGCATCCTTTGACGGCCTGACCATGGACAGCACCATCAGCTTCGAGTGCAAGCTGTGGAATCAGGAGCTGGCTAGTTGTTTGACGGCACCGGAGCCAACGTTGCCGATGTTGTACGTTTGGCAGCTTGAGCATCAGGCTTTAGTAGCTGGATCCACATTACAGAAAATCCTGTTCACGGTTTTTGATCTGGACAACGACAACGGCATCACGCATGAGTACACGCCGAATCCAGAACTACAGAAGCACCTGCTTGCTGGCTGGCAACAGTTCGAAGTTGATCTGGCGAACTACAAGCACGAAGACGTTCCGGTCAAACCGATTGCAAAGAAGGTCGAAGCGTTGCCAGCACTTCGCATTGAAGTCACCGGCAAGGTGGCGGCTTCAAACTTCGCTGACTTTTCCAAAATCGTGACTCAGTACATCGGAGACATTAACACCGACCTGCAGACGGATGAGAACTTCGCCGATGCAGAGTCAGATGTGAAGTGGTGCGCCGAAGTTGAAAGCAAAATCAGTTTCGTCAAAGAGCAGGTGCTAGGCCAGACCACTGACATCGATGCGCTGTTCCGGGCAATGGATGACATCAGTGAAAGCGCGCGGCAAAAACGCTTATCGCTTGAAAAGCTGGTCACCAAACAGAAAGAGAAAATCCGCGCGGACATCATTGCCAAAGCAAATGCCGACTATCGCCAGTACATCGATGACTGCAACAAGTCGCTTGGTCGGGTAACGCTTCCACTGATACCGGCGAAATTTGCCGAAGTCATCAAAGGAAAGCGCACCGTGTCCAGCCTTCGCGATGCAATCGACGCGGAACTTGCTCGCGTGAAGATCGAAGCGAGTCGCCAGCAGATGGCCATCATTGAGAACCTACGGGCGTTCGATGACATCACAGCAGGCGAGAATCTTGCGCATCTGTTCCGTGATTTGCAGTTGCTGATTATGCAGCCTGCAGAGGCATTCGGCAGCATAGTTAAAACACGAGTGACCGAAGAACGCACGCGCATTGAGAACCAGCGCATCAAAGCAGCCGAAGAAGAACGGCAGCGACTTGAAGCCGAGCGCATCGCCGCTGAACGACGCCAGGCTGAACAAGCGAAAGCGCCACCAGCCAGTGCGCCCATCATATCGGGTGATGTGTTCGCTGGCAGTGAAGTAGTGACGCCACAAAAGGCGGTCGAAACCGTGTCCGTAGTGAGCGGTGCCAAAACCAGCATGCGCTTGCCATCCCGCCCAAGCGATCACGAGCTGATCGGCGTGCTCGCACTCCACTATCGCGTACATGAAAGCAAGGTCGTCGAATGGTTGCTGCAGGTTGACTTAAGCAACCCAGCATTGTGCGCGGCCTAAAAGCAATTCTATTGATCCAACACTTCAACAATTGAGAGAGTCATCATGCAAACACAAGAGATTCAAATCGGAGCACCACACGAAGGCGGCTATTATGCTGGCCGCATCAGCGTTAACGGTGAACAATTCGCTGTCATCGTCGCGCCAAAAGACGGCGGCGAATTTGTAGATGTCGAATGGGGCGATGACGACACCGACGTCAAAGGTGCGCTGAGTCTATGCGACGGTCACGCCAACACAGTGGCCATGGCTGCAGCTGATAGCGACGTCGCAAAGAAAGTGCTGGCGCTTCAGATCGGCGGATTCACTGACTGGTACATACCAGCCCAGGATGAACTTGAATTGTGCTATCGCGCATTCAAACCAACTACCGAAACCAATTCGCTATGGAACCGCTCGGGTATCAATGTCAGTGCGATACCGCCAACGTATCCGTACAGCACCGATGCTCCCGCGCAAACAACAAATGAGCTGTTCAAGGCTGGTGGCAGCGAAACATTTGACGCCCGCGCATATTGGAGCTCCACCCAGCACACTGATGACAGCGGTTATGCCTGGCTTCAGCACTTCCTCGGTGGCTACCAGGACGGCTGGATCAAGTGCTACACCATTTCGGGTTCGTGCCGTTCGCCGGATCAAACTTTAACCATTCAACCATTCAGCTATTTCCTTTTACTCCCAAGGAGTCGCAATGATTTCGCAATCAGACCTAATTGAACGATGGCAGAACGTACCGCGCGTGCTCGATGCCATGACAGAGAAAGAACGCCAGTCGAACTGGGATATGAGTACGTGGGGAAGAATTACCGAATGCGGGACCGTGCATTGTGCCGCTGGTCGCTGCGGTCTCGATCCATGGTTTAGAGATCGTGGGTTCAAAATGGATTTCGACCAGCACGGCGAGGCGAAAATCACCGATGTGCGCGAGTTCTTCGGTACCGAAGGATCATGGGAAATTTTGTATAATTCTAG